GCAGAAGCAGAAAAAGCTTATTATGCTTCCATCGGAAACGATGATCTGGCAGCCTGAGTTCACAGATAAAATACTCTCCAGGAAACCCGGGGCGGTTCACTGGCAGGCCTGAATCACAAACTGGCAGGCCACAATCTTTCCGCGCACAACATCACGGGCATACTGATTGGCAGCATTTACGTTGGGGTAAGATTTCCGGCTCATGACTCGATGATTTTCAGAAACGGGTTAGTGGCTTTCTTCTGCCCCGCCAGGCCAATCAGACGCTGGCGGCTGCTGGGGTCGAGTCCGAGCATTGCCCCCGTGCTGCTCATCTCGGACTCCTGTTCTTTTTTGGCGGTCAGCTCCGGATTTTTGACCCTGCCGCCCATTGCACCGGTGATGGTGTTGCCCTGTATGGCAATATTTTTCACGGCACGTCGCCAGAACTCATAGGCCACGCACCACCGCTCAAGCACCGCGAGGTCAGTCACGCACAACAGGCCCTGACCGCAGAGTTCTTTGGTTGTCAGTTGCCACATGATCGTGGCGAGAGGGAGATTTTCTTCTGCGAACCACTCCGGTGGCTCAACACCTTTGATGGGCGTAAAAACAGGTTCATCTTTATTCAGGGCTCGCTTGCCGGGGTTTCCGGCCAGCGCCTTGCGCGCCGTTGGCTTGGGGCGACGCCCGGAACGCCCCGCCGTTCCAGCCATATGCGGCACTCCTGGTTAAATTTCATTTTTCGCGGGTATAAAAAAACGATGGGGCGGGCAGTCCGGAAGACGTCAGGTCACAGGGATTTGACCCGCCCCTCCCCTCTTGCAGTGGGAACTGGTTCTTACTTCAGCCGTTCACGGGCCGTCTTCGCCTTATGACACGGCCAGCACAGGCTCTGCAGATTGCTGTCGGCATCAGTGCCGCCATGCGCTTTAGGGATGATGTGGTCAACGGTTTTCGCCTCGCGCACCACACCGGCACGCAAACACAACTGACACAGGCCTTTGTCACGCTTTAGTACACGCCCCCGGATAACATCCCATTTCGAACCATAACCGCGCTGGTGTCGGGACTGGCCTGGCTTGTATTGCTTCCAGCCCTCGCTTTTGTGGCTTTCGCAATAACCTGACGGGTCAGTCGTGGTATGGCGGCAGCCGCGAACTCGGCAGGCTTTTGGGGTTCGTGGTGGCATATGTACTCCAATGAAGAAGCTACCGACATAGCCTCCTCCATTCGTCGTGAAACTATTTTCATCTACCCAGTAATGAATTCTTTGAAGAGTCGAGATCAATACAACTCACTGATGGGAGAGGCTTGCCTCACGCGTGAGGCAAGTTTCCTGTTTGATTTACTGGACAGTATAGGGGGGCAGAATGCCTTCCTCACTCGAATAACATCAATTAAGGAGGTTCAACATGTTTCATTCCACAAGTCATCAGGCTGTAATTATGGTAGCATCAGTTTGTGCCACATACCTTTTCCGCTTCACTTTGAGTCTGATTCATTTCTACCTGACCGGCTCGCCTCTATCTTTCTAATCCCCGCTTTGTCAATATTGCATTGTCCCAACGCTGACAACAGACTCACATTCAACTCCAGACTGGCACCATACGTCAGCGGATTGGGTATAAACGGTACAGGAGTATCAGAAGTCAGGCTGGCTGGCAGTGGTGCCACCGGAGCGCTCACGTAAACCGTTCGCGAATTTCCGCAACCGGTCAGCAGCGACAGCAGGCACAGGACGTGAAGCACAATCATCATCCGCAACAGCCACTTTGATATCTTCCTGGGTTCTCTGTGACTCCAGTGTGATCTGCTGTTTTGCATGCTGGTTAGCCTCCAGAACTGTATTGACGATTTGCAGTGATTGCAGGACGTTATTGGTAATGACAGTTGCCGATTTGGCATTTTGTACAGCCTCATCAGCACGTTTCTTTTCGTGCTGATATTTGCTGTAGTAGTGGTTGGCAGACCAGATGAAAGAACCGATGACAGTAAAGAAGAATGCAGCGATAACCAACTTATAGCTCAACTTCATTTACCACCCCACCAGCCTCTTTAAACCGGGCAATCAGATCACCGATTTTATGTTCATACTGACCGTAACCAGCACCCGGCAATGAAGCCCAGATATTGCTGCAACGGTCGATTGCCTGACGGATATCACCGCGATCAATCATCGGCAAAGCGCCACGCTCTTTAATCTGTTGCAATGCCACAGCGTCCTGACTTTTGGGAGAGAAGTCTTTCAGGCCAAGCTGATTACGGTAGGCATCCCACCAACGGGAAAGAAGCTGGTAACGTCCGGCGGCTGTTGATTTGAGTTTGGGGTTTAGCGTGACAAGTTTGCGAGGGTGATCGGAGTAATCAGTAAACATTTCACCACCGACAATAACATCATAACCGTGGTTACGTGTCGGTTGTCGCCCGTTATCCGTTCCTTCTGACCATGCAACCATATCCAGGAAAGCTTTACGCTGGGAATTTAGTACCTGCATAAATTACTCCTTAGAGCCACCAAACTTATTACCGATTACTCTCATTGCAGCCCCACGAATAGCATCGACCCCGATCAGCCCAACGCCGCCACCAATGGCAACAGAAAGAGATTTAGGCCATCCGACATACTCAAGAGCGGATGCAAAAGTCAGCGTCAGAGCACCACAGAGCAAAATCTCGAGCGTTTTTCGTTTCCAGCCACCACCACCGCCAAAATAGGCAATGCGCAAGCCAGCCATAACGATCGACATAATCACTGCGCCCAGCGGTGTGTCTCCACGCCACCAGCTCTGGACCAACTCCAGCCAGGTATTTGGGTTATGAGGCATTTGTAGTTATCTCTCACCTCGCTGATACAGCAGGTGCAAATTGAGGGAACATCATGTACCGCAAATCAGAAGCGGAAACATCAAAGAAGCCGAACCGATGGAGAACTGCGGAATAGGCCAGGACCAACGAATCCCCAGCCACAGAAACGACAAAACCCGCTCGACGGCGGGTTTAAGCTGTGTGGCGAAGTAACCACTCTTAACAGATTACAATGTTTTTTGCGGAACGCGCTAATGATTTCCTCTTTTTTTTGTTGTATTTTTCACACGGTTGCTAAAATTATTTCGGATCGATAATGAGTACAGAAAATAAGAATAAAACCAGGCGAGTGAGAGTTGGTTTTTTCACTGGTAATGGAAGCAAAAAAGATGGCACATCTGCTGCAAAACTAGCCTTTGAGCAAATGACCACAGCAGATACTGTAACTTTTCCAATAACTTACACAACAGACACCCCAAATCGAGGGTTAAAGTTAGTTATTCTTCAAAAAGATACCACACTGCAATGTTACTTTGGTTACGTATCGTGGAGAAGGGAATGCCTACTACCGTTCATCGAGGATGCTACAGGTAGTGAGAGAACAATTCCTTTAAATGATAAAGATTCTGTAGTTGAAAGAACATATTTTATCTATTACTACGAAACGGACTTATTAGCTATGACCCTCAACCATATAGGGCCCAAAGTAAATGATCTGGCATTCATTTTGTATAACAAAACTGATTTAAAAAGCGTCACTTTTGAAGCCATTTGGAAACAAGAGAGCATGAAGGAACTGCTTGAGGACGGAAATATCCTACGTAGTTTCGATCTTATAGTTGCTGCTCCAAGAAACTTTAACAAAGCTAATTATAAGATTAAAAACCCTTTAGCTAATGAAATTATTGACATGGTTGTTGGTATGGGCGGGTCGCATCTAAGATTAAATATGCGAGGTCGGATTCGCCCGAAAAAACAAGGATTTAACTATCTAAAAACTTCTGTCACCGATGCTATTAAGGAACTACTTGAACTTTTTCCAAAAGGTTCTGGAGGTCTAAAAATTAAAAAAATTGATGTAACAGAGCCATCCAATAGAACGCCCAAAAGTCTACTTGACCAAGTATTGGTCAGTACAAAGACAATCATTGTCAAAAGCGGTTATCCATCCGATTCTGATATCAGAACGGCGATGATATCTGCTAAAATTGATAACGCGAACTATCTTGCACAGTATGAGCTCGCTAGCAGAGACTAATAACCAAGCATGGAGGACACAATGAGAGAATTAGCCACTTTTCTCTGGAAATGCGTCCTCTGGATTCTGTTGACCTATGCAGCGACAAAACTGTTTAAACCGATGAAGCATGCTGACGTACTCACAACAGCGGGGGTGCTCTCGACTATATCAGGCATCCTGTTTGGTTTTGTTCTGGCTGCAATATCTATATTTAGTAGTGCAAACAGCGATAAGGAAGGAGCAATTAATGCCCTTAAGCAAAACAACGTGTTACCAACTCTGGTAAATAGATTACTTTCAACAGGGTTAACTCTCATCGTCGCGTGTATATTTCCATTGATAGCGATGTTTCTACCTGATGATGTTATTGTTGCGGGCAAACCTATTGATTTCCTGTTCATACTGTTAGGCTTATCCTCCCTTATAATTTCGCTATATACCTTCGGAAGGTGTTGGTTAGTGTTACGAAAAATCTTCCCCCACTTGTGACAGGTTGGCCTCATATGGGGCCAACCTGTGCAACCCTAAGCGTCCATTTCAAGGTTAACATCCAACATTGAAAGGCAACCATCAATAAATCCTTCGGCTAGTTGTATTTCTATGCGTACCAATTTTTCATCCTTTCCACGCACCTTTGCAATCTTACGCTTGGATATTCTGTATAAATAATGTGCCACAAGCAGCGAGTGCTCATCTGGCTTTTTTTGCTTTAGACGAGCAAGACAACCTTCAATAATTAATGCATCACTATCTGAACAAGCCTGACGTGTTTTGCTTGTGTAGGGAAGAAGCCCCTTAAACCCAGCAGCTATAGGCGAATAGTCTACTCCAGAACTATCACTCGCCGCCCATGCTCCCCAACGCTCCAGAACCATCTGAATATCACGCATCAACTTTCTCCACCAAATCAGGCCAACACCCCAATCGCCAGCGCGCGATCGATAAAACGAAATATCAGCTCCAGTTGGGAGCCATACTTCTCTTCAAATGCCACGGTATCCGCATGCAGCTCGTCGTGATGCTTTCTGCACAAAGGCAACACAAAGAGGTCATGCGCTTTTGTACCCATTCCACCCTGACCGTGACCTATCAGGTGGTGGGGATCATCAGCAGGCTTTCCACAACATGCACACGGCTGTGTCTTAACCCAGCGCGTGTACTTTTCATTAACCCAGCGGCGGCGTTTTGGTCGTAACATAAAAGACTCCAGCGACTCCGGATCCACTTTCAGCGCCAGCACCTTTTTCGCTTTATCCTGGATAATGCTGGTGGCAGGAACCGAAGGCACAAGGTCACTTTCCCGGGTGACCGCCTGCACAACAGGCTTCGGTAATCTCAGTGCCTTACGGGCTGCACTTTCCGGTAAGGCATCCGCCAGGTCATTACGAATCAGCCACCAGCACAGTTCCGGTATTGTCACAACGTGACTGTCATCAAAACCGAGATCCCGACGCACAACAGACAACACCCAGCGGGCACAGTTATCCGTTGCCATTGATTCCAGCCGTTCCGTGAACTGATCGCGCAGCTGGTTATCGCAGTGCCAGCACAAACGGATTGCGCCCGGAGCGTGTCGCATTGTTGTCATGTTCTCGCTGTGCCAGTCGGAATGAGGCCACTGGCAGCCTTTTTCACGAAGTAACCAGCTTTCAAGACATTCCACGCCACCAGCACGACGGATCACTGCCTCATTGCGGAATACGGCCCGAACGGCAGGATCATCCGCCAGCGGTTGTGATGCCGCCGGAACGGCACCACTGGCGAAAGATGAATAACGTTCCGGCTCAGGCTCCAGCAGGACACGCCCCTGCATAAACAGGGGCATCAACTCTGAACCTGGCCTGAACAATACGATCCCCATACGCGGGGCAATTTCAGGGGTCAGTAGTGCTCTCACGGTCACCTCAATGAACGGTATCGAGCAGCTTTAACAGCTCAGGGAATCGGGATTCGAAGAAATGCGGCTGCGTCTCGCGCGGATTTGCGGGACTGGTGATGTTCTTGCCGAACATGCAGCCTTTCGCTGTCAGCGACCAGAATTTTTTGATGTTGTTAATCGCGGTACGGCTGTATCGTTCGCGCTGCTCGACGATCCCCAGCTTCACCATCTGGTGATATGCCTGATTAGCCGTCAGGCGGATACCATACTGTTTCAGCAGTGCACTCAGTGACAGCGTAGGGCGACTTGAGCCATCGTGTGCATCAGCAGGAGCATCAATGGCATAGCGCGGTGCCAGATTCGGTAAGCCAACAGCCTCCTGGAGTTTCTGACAGGCCCCAAGCACTGAAGAGTTAGACAGGTTTAACTCCCTGCGCATAAAGTCCAGCAGAATCACTCCAGCCTGCATCTTGTCAGCAGCCTGCCCGGATAATTTTTCCGGTGCGCTGGTTACCATATCGAAAGTACGGATCACCTTCAGATGGAATGACGGGCTGATCCACATTGCATAGGCATACACCAGTTCTTTGCAGACATACGTCCCCTGGTTATTTCCGCCATTAATGACGCTAACTGGTTGATTTTGTTCCAGAGGCGGAATTCCACCCTCGGTGAAAAGTTGTTCAATCAATTCACAGGTTTGCTTATTGGAGAGCCAGTATTTCGGGCGGTTTTTTTGTTCTCCCCCGGCTGCCCTGTGCAGATCGTTCAGGCTGTAACGCCCATAAGCATCACGACGAACTTCAATACCATCAATGACCATCAGATTATTCATACTTCGTTTCTCCTCTTGATCAGGCGGCTGCACCCGCCGTTTTCTCGTACTTACTGATAGTGATCTCGACCTTCCCTTCCGGGATAACCGGTCCCCACTCCACCAGCATTCTTTTCACCTGGCTGTCGTCTTCCCACACACCCGCGTGAGTCAGGGCGTCAAACAGCGCCTTGTTATAGTTGTCCAGATCGCGGATCCGGTTATCCGGAGGAAACAACACGATCTCCACTGAAGCAGGTGCTGACGTTGGTTTCGGCAGACGACGTAACTGCTCAACTATTGCTGTGCACGCCGCACTCTGGAATTTTCGCCCCGCCGCGCTTATCAGGCTCTTACCAGCAAACGCCCCTTTGTTGGGGTGTCGCCAGTACGTGTTCACGCTGGGCGGAAAAGGCAGGATCAGCTTCATGCTTTCAGGCCTCTCTCATGTAACCAGTGGGTTGCACGCAGCCTTGCGTTTTCCTCACCGGCAAGCAGTGAGCGGATAATCCCGACCGCCTCGCTGTCGTCGTCCTTCACCGCGGTATGAAGCGTTATCCCCCGGGCCACGCCACGCTTTATCGTGATGACGCCTTTTTTCTCCAGTGCGCGAAGATGCTCCACCGCTGCATTCACTGAACGGTATCCCAGCATGGTTGCCACCTCCTGATTGGTTGGCGGGAAGCCACGTTCTTTCTGGTAAGAAATCAGCATATCCAGCACCTGCTGCTGGCATTGAGTTAATGTCGTCATGCCGCCATCTCCCTGACCAGTTTTTCTGCCTGCTGGCGAACCTGCGCCAGAAACGCCTCACCACATGCCTCAAGTTCATCGCGCCCGATGTAGCTGATTGCCGGTCCCTTCCAGGTCTTGTCGAAAACAGCAATAGCACCAGC